AGAGTTCATCGTCAGCATCCCATCCAAGTTTTTGTAGGGCAAGAGAAAACTGCCCGAGCATATCAGCAGTCTTAGTGGGTCTGGGTGATAACACCCTTTCTTCTGGTTCAAGATTGCCAATCATTAATAAGTCTCAGAGAGTTGCTCTACAGCATAACCCAGGACTACAAAAAATGCAACCGTGGTGATGGTAAAAATTGTTTCAGTCATCAGTAACCTCTTGTTTGATAGGTTGTAGGTCTTCAGAAGATTCCGAAGAAGAACTTGTCAGTGAGAGCATAAGAAATGAAACCAGCAATAATGCCGACCATAGCCCAGCGTCCATTGGTTTTCTCCTTTACTTGATTAGGGGAATCCATCCCATAGTTTTCGTAATACATTTGTGGTTCTTTTGCCCACATATTCTGTTGTCCGCGATCATTCGTTGTTACAGTCATTGTAGTTTTGTGAAGAACTGTTACAACATTATATAGGAAATATTAAGATGTGTCAAGTGCCTTTGTTAGGAAGTCATAAAAAAGCACCCCAGAAAGGGGTGCTTTCACTCATACTATGAGTTGTTTATCAGAAAGAATACTTCACACCAAGTTTGAAGTTGGAAGTCAGGTTCTCAACCTCACCACCACCAAGACCCCAGTATTCTCCGTAAATGCCCAGGTTATTGGTAGCAGCAATATTGATACCAACCTTACCAGACAGATTTACTGTAGTATCACCAGCGTTAGGAGTGGTCAGAGCAGGACCGATCTGTGCATATGCACTCACAGTATCACTCAAGGGACCCTCATAACCAACATGTGCTTCTGTTACGGTGCCAACGTAATCAGAACCAGCGAGACCAGCATTTGCCTCAACATTAACATAAGGGCCAGCAAATGCAGCCGAAGCAAGGAAAGGAGTTGCAGCAACAGCTGCGATTGCGGATTTAAACATAATAGTACCTCTATATTTTCTCACAGAATGTATCTGCGGATGTAAAGGGAATCGACATTCCCATAATTAAGTCACGGCACTCAGCGAGTATTTGAGGCTTTGTTGCGTTGACTTTTTCAGTTTAACATTCCCTTTGGGATTATGTCAAGCTTCTTGTTGAGACGCTGCACTATTCTCAGTGATTCGGCCCAGATATGGATCGTAATTCATATAATCCCTAATATCAATACTAGCACCACTTTGCTGCCAGTAGTTCAATAAAGCATCATGAGGACCTTTATGAAAGATACTTAAATGTTCTTGGTGAATGGTAGAACCCATTTGTAGATTATATAAAAATAATGGGATGGTATATGTTTTACCAGTTTCAAGAATAGTATCCTCAGAAACTGCTCTGGGTTTAACACCGTTATCCAATTTAAATTTATCACCCCTAATATGGTGTCGCATCATCTTTGCAGCATGATGTCTGCTAATAAGATAAATTGCTGCAGAGAAATCATTAATGAATTTTAAGTGAAGTTTGACATGAATATCTCCAGTACAAATAGTAGTTAACTGAAGACAATCCCAGTCATATGGAGCAAGAGAAAAGAATTCTGACCAAGTAAAGTTCCAATATTTTACAATGTCAAAATTCACATCATCTTCAAGAATTAAACAATATTCGTCATCGGTTTCTTCATAAAACTTTTTAATGGCTTTAAGATGTGACATGCAGCATCCCAATTCATTTTGAGATATATTATCAGGTATTCTACCTTTTAAGTGGCAGGAAACATCATCAACTCTACCATCAAATCCAGAGATGCGAGTATGATTTTCAATTTCCCAATATCTAAACTGCTGCTCCATATACTCACGACGATGAGTATCGGCATCAAGATTTAACCAATAGATATGAGGGATACCTTTTAGTTTGTATACTGACTTATTTTTATCAAGCAGAAATTCTTGTCCAGTCATCGGGAATTAAATCTTTAGTGTTATGATCTTTTGTGTATCCAGTTCCAAACCACTGGACAGGTGCAATAACTTTTTTATTTTTATTAGTGGAGAGCCATGCACCCCACCAAGAAAAAGTAGAATTTGCAATGATAAAATCATCACAAAGTGACATCAAACAAAGATCAACTCTGTTGTCAGTATTCTCAGAAATCATAAAACGATCATCAGAGAAAATTTCTTGTTCCTGGCACCAAGCAGGATCATCCGAAAAAACAATTACGTTACGATCTTTGTCAAAATAACTAAGAGCCTTTTGATAGTAATCAATTGTACATGGGGGATGATTACCGCTATTTCTAACGTAGTCTGTACGACGAACGTGAAGTGCAAGTGGATTATCAACAGATGAAATCATCTCCTTACAAGGTTTTAAAATTTCATCTTTAAAAGTAAAGTCCTCACGAATTTCATCTTCAATATGTTTGAAATACTTTTCTGTTTGAAAATAACCTTGCAAGCTTACATGATCTGGACACATGCGAAAAAGTTCTTCATCAAAATGAAAGAACCTTTCATTCACCACGGGAGAATGTCCATTATTCAAAAGACCAACATTTACTCTCAAATCAAAAGAGTCAAATAGTTCAGTTCGAAGCATGTTACCAATACCATCATCCATCACTTGAGTGTGGTTTGGAATCATAATATCTGCTCCGATATTTCTTGCAATACCCTTCAGTGCAGCATACTGAAACATTTGATTGGCAAATCTTCCCATCCGCCCGAGTGCGTTAAATCCTATCATTTCAATTGTTCTCTGCGTTTTTTTAGATAGTCTTGACTTTCATAATACCGTATAAGTTGTTCTTTGTCAAACGTCTTAATAGTATTCCACAAGTTCCAATTATTGTTAAAATTGGGATTGCTGAACCAAGAATTATGAGTCCTACTGTGTTCTAAGTGATAGACATAGTTATCAATACGTGCAATACGATTACCAAGAACACTCATACGATAATAAAATTCATCATCTTCACAACCCCAAGACACAAAGTTTTCATTCATCATATAAGAATCAATATACTTTTGTCGATTTATAAACTGCGTCCATCCAATGGTTGAATTTGAAAGGGTCTTATTTCTATCAAGAACAGAAGTATCAAGAGAACTTACAAAGTCACTGTAAATATTCATATTGTATTCTGCTTTCCACTGATAGATTCCACATCCATAAGGATACACTACGTCAGCATGATCATCATTAATTGCACCATATGCTTGATGATATGATGAAATTGGTAAAATACAATCAGCATCGTAATTTGCAACAACTTTTGTATCTGACGCAACTATCAAATCGTTTAGAACTTTACTTTTACAGAACAAAGGATCATCATTTTCTTCATACAGATAAGTCAGATTATTCGTATTTGCATATTTTTTAATCTCAGGTACGGCTCTAAACTGAAAAGTTGGACGATTAGAAACTTCCTTAACAATTATTTTTGCTGGTATGTGTCGCAACAAATAAGAGACAGATGAGATAATGTTTCTCAATCTGTCTTCTGTTTCGATTCTGGTTGGAATGAGAAATGTTAAATCTATCATCGTTGAATTCTCTCCTCAGGAATTCTTTCAACAATCCAAGATTCTGGAATCAGATCCTTAGTATTATTAAAAGACAATCTCTCACCAAACCATGGACTTTGGGTAATGATTTTTTTATTTGGATTTTTCTGAAGCCAAGCACCCCACCAGGAAAGAGAACTGTTAGCAATAATTGCATCACTGCACATTGTCATCAGACACAAGTCATAATAAGGGACTAAAGATTTCTCCATTTGTCCTGCACCATTTAAAGTTTGATGCGAATAATAAACTCTTGTTTCTGACAAATAAAATCTATCGCTACTAAAAAGTTTTTGTTCTTTAACCCATTCAAGATCATCAGAACAAATTAGAACTGGTTGATCATTGTTAAAATACTTGTCTAAAAGATATTCGTAATGATCAACTGTTGGCATCGGATACCAGTCAGGACGACCAGTATTATCACCTCTACGCACATGGAGGAGAATAATATTCTCATTGAATTGATTCATAAACTCTTTACAAGGTTCATAAATCTCATCATTAAATTCAAAGTCTTCTCTAATAAAGTTCTCTATGTGTTTGAAATATTTTTCAGATTGGCGATATCCATCAATGTTTACATTATCAGGACAATTATTAAACAACTCTTCATCAAAATCAAACCCAGGCTCATCATAGGTAGGTCCATTGATAAGCCCAGTATGATTCAAATTCTTTAATTTAAAAGCATCGAACAAACCATAATTTGCATAGTTTGGTGTATCATGAGGAGGAATACACCAATCCAAATTATTATTTGCGGCAATGCCTCTTAGAGATGCATACTGAAACATTTGATTGCCTAAGCGACCATTTGTTCCAAGTCTATTGTATCCAATCACAAAAGTTCCTCAGAAAGAAAAAGATGGAAGTGGTTCCCAGTTATACAGTCTTTCTTGTTCTTCGACTTTCTCAGAAATCCATGCATATGTTTTAGCAATGCCTTCTTCAAGAGTCATTGTGTAGTCCCATCCAAGTTTTTCGCGAATAAGATCGTTGTTAGAATTACGTCCACGAACACCAAGAGGTCCATCAATATGCTTTTTAACGATGGTCTTTCCAGCAACTTTAGCAGCAATATCTGCAAGTTGATTGATCGTTACCATCTCTTCAGATCCAATATTTACAGGACCCAAGAAATCCGATTCCATCAAACGGCGAGTTGCTTCAATACACTCATCAATATAAAGGAAAGAACGAGTCTGTTCTCCATCACCCCAAATTTCAACCACACCACCGTCAGATGCTTCTGCTACTTTACGACACATTGCTGCAGGAGATTTTTCTCTACCCCCAACCCAAGTTCCTTCTGGGCCAAAGATATTATGGAATCTACCAATACGAACTGGAATTTCATGATTTCGATTATATGCAAGGAAGAGTCTTTCTGAGAATAGTTTTTCCCAACCGTACTCAGAGTCAGGTCCTGCAGGATAGGCATCTGTTTCTTTAAGACCAGGATTATTCACATCCATCTGAGCATACTCAGGATACATGCAAGCAGAGGAACTATAGAAAATCTTAGTCTTGTTTACACTCTTACGATCATTTATTTTTTTCTGTGCAAGCAAAAGATTCAGATTGATTGCAGCAGAGTTAGTCATGATTTCAGAATCATTTTCTCCACTGAAAACAAATCCTGCACCACCCATATCAGCAGCATACTGATAGATTTCATCAAAAGTGTCTACTTGCTGATCAGGAACATATTGATAGAAGTTTCCAAGATAGCCTTTGAATTCAATGCATCTTTCGACAAGGTTATAGTCAGTCAAGTCACCTTGAATAAACTCATTTGCTTCGGTTTCAGAATATTCAGGCCTCTTAAGGTCTACACCTCTGACCCAATAACCCTCAGCACGAAGTCTCTTAACCATATGACTTCCAATAAATCCACCAGCACCAAAAACCAATGCTGTTTTTTTATAATGACTCATGTTAAAACCTCAGTTAAAAATTAATTAATTCTGTGATATTTATTAGGTAATTATAGACCCATTAATGTGAGAAGTCTATCAATTTTTTCTTTATTTACAAACTGACTATTACCAACATATAGCCCATTTTTGTGCAAGATATCTACATTTGTATTTTCTTTTTGTGTGCAAAGACTATACTTTTTAAATGCTGGGTGCATGAGAATATTACCACTAATAATAGGACGATACTCAATACCCTGATGTCTAAATGAACTTTTCAAATAATCAGTGAATGATTTGTCTCTGGTAATTATTGGAAAAGAAAAACTACTATTTCCTTGTTGATTCTCTGGAATTATATAATTTTTAGAGTTTGGAGAATCTAAAAAGTTTTGCATCCAATACTGAAAATTTTCTCTGCGAATCTCAATGTTTTTATCAAGACGTTTGATCTGAGACAAACCCAATACAGCACAAACTTCATGATTGCGGAAATTATATCCATCTGTCATGAACAGAAACGCAGGATCAATGTTTGGATTTTCTTGACTGTACTTTTTAAACATCTCAGTAGATGCTTCACGAGCCATACCATGACTACGCTTCATTCGCATCAGTTCATAAAGTTCAGTATTGTTTGTACAAACAATACCACCTTCAATGGTGGTCATATGATGTCCAAAATAAAAACTAAAAGTAGATCCAATGGAATCACTACCACGCTTTTTATTATTAGGACCTTCAACACCATGAGACTCACAAACGTCTTCAAGAATCAAAGCATTCGGGAAGATATCTCCAACAAGTTCAACATTAGAAGAAAACCCAATCAAATGAGTAATAAAAACTACTTTAATGTCTGGATGTTGAGTAGCGATGTACTTCAATTCATCAATATCAAAAGAGTAATTATCAAGATTAATATCACAAAAAATTGGTTGCAGTCCGTTTTGAAAAACAGGAGCAATGTTTGTCATCCATGTAGTTGCAGGAACTAAAACTTTATCTCCATCGTTCAAACCATAATGTTCTTTAACTGCAGCAATCAACAAGGAGTTAGCAGTGCTACCACTAGAGACATAGAGTGAATGTTTTACATTCAACCACTCTGACCATTTTGATTCGAATTCACGAACCTTAGGTCCATTAGTTAGTCTGCTACTGGTCAATAAGAACATTGCCATTTTTAAACGATCCCTAAAAGAAATCGTATCTTCCATCAGTGGCCAATAAGTCATTTTTCCCCTAATTTAAAATACTCATATGTTAGTTTTAATCCAAGATCAATTGGTGTTTTAGGTTCCCAACCAAGATCAATAATTTTCTTTACATCAAGAAGTCTTTGCTTTACTCCTTCTGGTTTTGTTGTATCCCATTTTATTTTACCAGTATATTCTATCACATCCACAAGGTGTCCGACAAGTTCTTTAATGGATACATCCTTACCCACACCAACATTTATGATTTCACTTCCATCATAGTGATTCATCAAAAAAATAAGTGCCTCTGCAAGATCTTCAACGTAAATAAACTCTCGCCTTGCATTACCTGTACCCCAACATTCTACAAATTCTTTTTTATTTTTCTTTGCTTCATGAATGCGACGAATCAAACCAGCAATAACATGGCTTGATTCTGGATTAAAGTTATCTTTTGGGCCATAAACATTACATGGATTTACTGATATGTAATTTGTCCCATATTGTTTATTGTATGATTGACACAGTTTAATACCAGAAATCTTGGCAATAGAATATGCTTCATTAGTAGGTTCAAGATATCCAGAAAGTAGATGCTCTTCCTTGATTGGATTTTCACATTCTCTTGGATAAATGCAAGCAGATCCAAGAAACATTAATTTCTTAGCACCACTTTGATATGAAGAAGAAATAACGTTGCCCTGAATCTTCAAATTATCTTCAAGAAACTGAACAGGATAATCAATATTATCCTTAATCCCACCACACTTTGCTGCGGATAGGAAAACATAATCTGGTTTAGTTTCTTTAAAAAATTTCAAGACTGCACTTTCATTGCGAAGATCAAGGTCCTTGCGAGTGGCAAGCACAAGATTTTTATATCCTTTTTCTCTTAGAGAACGAACAATGGCAGATCCAACAAGACCAAGATGGCCAGCAACAAATATTTTACTATCAAGATTCATTTCTACACATGTCCTCTACTAGTTGATCAAATGAAATTTCAGGTTCCCATCTAAGTTCATTTTTTGCTTTAGTAGCATCACCAAGAAGAGTATCAACCTCAGAGGGTCTATAGTATTTTGGATTCACCGCAATAACAGTTTTTCCACTATTCAAATCAATTCCAATTTCATCATCACCAGATCCTTGCCAACTAATATCCATATTAAAATATGGAGCAGCTGCTTGAACAAACTCACGGACAGAATATTGTTTGTGTGTAGAAATTACATAATCATCCGGAACATCTTGCTGCAACATCATCCACATTGCACGAACATAATCTTTAGCATGTCCCCAATCACGCTTAGCATCAAGGTTTCCAAGAACTAAAAGATTTTGCCTACCCTCACTAATAGATTTCAATCCTCTAACAATTTTCCTTGTTACAAATGTTTCTCCTCTACGTGGAGATTCATGATTGAAAAGAATTCCACTGCAAGCATACATTCCATATGCTTCTCTATAGTTTTTAGTAATCCAATATGCATAAACTTTTGAGCACCCATAAGGAGATCTTGGGTGAAAAGGCGTGGTTTCTTTTTGTGGAATTTCTCTAACTTTACCAAACATCTCTGAGGTAGATGCTTGATATATTCTAGTTTTATCTTCAAGTCCAAGAAGTCTAACTGCTTCCAGAATACGAAGAGTTCCTAGAGCATCAGTTTGTCCAGTATACTCAGGCATTTCAAAAGAAACCTTCACATGACTTTGAGCCCCAAGATTATAAATTTCATCAGGTTGAACTAACTGAATAACTCTAACCATATTTGTAGAATCTGTTAAATCACCATAATGAAGTTTTATTTTATCGAAGATGTGATCAATTCTACTGGTATTAATTGAAGACGATCGACGAATAATACCATGAACTTCATACCCCTTTTCAAGAAGAAGTTCTGCAAGATATGATCCGTCTTGCCCTGTGATTCCAGTGATTAATGCTACTTTCATTTTTTTAAGAGTGTTGATCTAAGAATTCAAATAACTCATCGTAGTTTTTATCAACTGTATGGAATCTAAAAACTTTTTTATTTCTTTTTCCTAAGATAGTATCGCAAAACTGAGTCCTATTTTGGATTCTATCATCCCCAACAATAACTTGGTTTGTGGCACAATAATATGCAGCCAAGTCACCAGGACTAGTTCCTGTATTAATAAAGTTATTTGATTCTTCGATAATTGTTAAAAGATATCTTACATCTAAGAACCCAGTCATGTCAACATAAGAAATATATTCATTATCAACAACAGGAAATTTAACTAAGTCGTTAATGATTACTAAGTTTATTTTATTCTTAATGTGATAATCAATTACTTTTGCATATAAATCAAACTCAACACTTCCAAATCTCAAATCACCAGATGTACCATCCTTTCCAACTAAGTAATCATTAATATTGATCGACCCATAGTTTCTGGTTTTCCAACTATTCTTAACAAAGAACGTGTTATATTTTTCGATTCCTAAACCATCAGTTTTTTTAAAGTTAGGATTCCATAAGTCCAGATCATATGCCTGAACACCAGCCTCATAGTATTTGCAAGATGGAAAATACCATGTACCATCTTCACCTTCTGCATACTTATGCCCAGGTCCAGGTGGCCATCCAAGTTTCCAATGCAAGTCCTTTCCAATTGGATATAAGATATTTTTGAAGACATATCCAGAGAAAGCTTCTTCATATAAGTCTTCATCAAAATTGCGAAGAGTATACCAAAAAGCAATACCTTTATCCGGAATTGTTTTAAAATTATTTAAAAGAAGTTCCGTCTCTTGACTGTCCTTATAAGCTTTTGTTGTATCAATAAAACCATCCAGAGTTACAAGAGTATCAACATGAGGTTCATAAAATACTTCTTGACCAGGAAAACAAAATCCAATTTTTGGACCTTTAACATCTTTGAAGAAACCTTCGAATAGTTCATTAAAGAAAGTAGGATAAAATCCATACTCAGTCCAAACGTAGTTTACCAAAGAATATTCTTCGGTCTTGATTGAATCTAGAATTCCCCTAATTTCTTCAATAGATTTTATTTTTAAATGTTTTTTAGTAAGCATAAATTTAAGTTGTAGAGGAAATAAAAAGGTTCTCTCCATTATCAAACCAAAATGGATTGTAACCTATTTCTTGTATGAGAGAATTTAATTTTTCTAGAGTGTGGCCACATTGACTCATATTTCCAGGATTATATTCTAACAAAATTTTTGGTTTATATTTTTGAATAGTTTCAATACCACCCTTAATTATATCATACTCTGCACCTTCTGTATCTATTTTGATCAGATCAATTCTGGTATCAATAAAGAGATTGTCGATGGTATTAGATTTGACAGGATAATCTATAGATTCATCTTCTGAAAATCTTTTCACATTTTTACCAATAGTATTAAGTCCTCTATGAGTTAGACATATTTTCAAAACACATTCACCAACATTATCACTTAAAGCTTCCTCGTACAATGTGATATTTTCAATACCATTAATCTCTATATTTTCTTTCAGTAAAGAAAAATTAAATGGATCTGGTTCAAATGAATGCCATTTCGTATTTGGATACAGTTTTGCAGCAAGAGAAAAAGTTCCAGTATTTGCACCAACATCAAGAATAACAGAATCTTCTTTTATTTCATCAACAAATCTTTGAATTACATTCAATTCCCAAACAAATGGAGCATCCCATTTTGAATCTTTTTCTGGATGAACCCAACTAGAATTTAAGTAGATAGCATTCTCAGATACAGAAATTTCAGATTCATTTACATATGGATACTTCGCAATTTTCATAGAGTCACAACAAAAATAGGTTCAGTAATATATGACGAATCATCAACAATACAGACCCTATCACCATACTTTTCTCTCAGTTCATCTTCAACTTGACTTACTGCTTTTTGATCGTTGCGAATGTAGACCTTATATCCTCTATTAAGAAGATCCAAACATAGACGATATTGCTGACTTTCAGTAAGAATATCGGTTCCTATTTTATAACTGATGGAATCAAAATAAAATGGATTTTTGTTTTGATTCATTTTCTCAAAATATTCACAGACAAAAGTTGCATGTTGGTTATTAATTTCATCCGTGACTGTCCCTAGGTTATAATCTAATCCAACCTTCTTTGCAAATGCAGCAAAAGATCTGTTGTCTCTAGGAAGACAAGGGCCACCATATCCAAAGCCATATCCAAGGTATTTTCTACCAACACGACTATCAGTTCCAACAGCAGACAGAACAGTGTTTACTTCATCTCCACATCCAGCATGATGCAAAACATCACCTAGCATGTTTGCATAACTGATTTTCGTAGTTAAGAAACAATTGATTGCAATCTTAGTGATTTCTGCAGCTGTTGTTGACATGGAACAAACAATTGCACGGGTTGTTTGAATTTTTTCATACAACTTTCTAATGTTTGCAATAATCAAATCGTCATTAGAAAATGGATCGGTTCCAAGAAGAACCATATCTGCAGTACGGAGATCACTGATAATTGACCCCTGAGCAATAAATTCTGGGTTATAAAAAACTTTTACGTTACTTGGAAGTTGTTTTTTGAAGTTATCACAATCTCCAGGATTGGTGGTACACCCAACAACAAAATACTTAGTTTTAGAAACGTCCTTAAAGTCTTCAACAACTTGCCATACAGATGAAACATCATAAGATCCATCAGGAAGAGATGGAGTAGAAACTAGAGTGTAAATCAAATCACACTCATCAATAACTTCTTTATTGTTTGTTGTTGCTCTAAAATTCTTTGCAACGCGAAGAAGGTTCTCTACTTCAGGTTCATTCGTATCGATTTTTCTTTCATTCAATTTTTGAACATATTCTTCTCTGATGTCAGAGACCAAAACATCATACCCTGCTGCTTCACAAAGAAGAGCAAAGCAAATTCCAAGTCTACCGGCACCAATTACACCAATCTTCATACTCATCAAAATTCTCCTTTAATTATAATACACTTTATGAAATTTGACTATAGTCGTAATTTGCCTTTAAACAATTATGCACAAAAGGCCCATTCATAAAATTATCTCTGGCAATCTTTTGATTGCTGTTCAATAAAGAAGATAACCAAGAGAAAGAACTATTGGACATTATAAGAAAATCTGCATTTACCATATGATAGATGTCACTTATAGGATGATCATCAATGTGCAATTTAATATCAAAATTTTCTTCTTTTAATTCAAAAAATTCTTCAAAATTTGTAGTAAATCCTTGAGAATGTATATGCAGAGTTGCTTTCTTATCCTTGGTATTATTCTTTAGGAAGTCAACTAAATTTTTGTATCTATGAAAGTCTTTTTCGAAAATATATTTTTCTCTATAAGTAGAAACAATTTCTGCAGGGATATCATCTGGATTTGCAGTTCTAATGTGCAATGAGATATTTATGTTCTCATCAAAATATCTTTCTCCAGAAAAATACAAATTATTTCTAATCTTATCTATTCGTTCTTTTGTAAAGATCTCAGTCATATAATGGCCACATAGAGATGCCAATTCTCTATGGCAGTTATACAAGTTAATTAGTATTTTCTTATCATTATTTTTATTTTCATTAATAAATGACATGAGACTATCATTTATCTCTGACATAGTAATAACTTGATCCCAACCACCATTTAGATTTGGAAAGTTAAAGAAGGAATCTATCATTTTGAAATATTCTTCTTTTGAATATTCCGTATATGAATGATGTGCAAAATTTTCAGAACCAGGATATGTGAATTCAACTCCAATAAAATCTGCAAAGAAATTTAAGAGCAGATGATATTGGAGCATGGATCCTATTCCCTCAGTTCCAAACCCATCGATTGGTGGAATTTTATCTTTCCAACTATCGTCAGAAATTTTGTTACTTAGAACGAGGCAGACACTCATAGTTTGAAAGTAGGAATTGGTTGCATTTTATGGCTATTCATTGAGGAGAACTTGAGAAGAGACTCAAGACCAGGACCAGATCCAGTTTCCATTGCTTCTTCCAGTTGCTCATAAGAAGCACCTAACTGATCTTCATCAGTTCGGCCATCATCCCAGAGTCCATCAGTTGGTTTTGCTTCGATAATACCAGAGTTGACACCTAAATGTTTTCCAAGTTCCCATACTTCAGTCTTATAAAGATCTGCAATAGGAGCAATATCAACTCCACCATCACCATACTTAGTATAGAAACCTACTCCATAATCTTCAACTTTATTACCCGTACCAACAACGATACCACCAACTGAAGTTGCTACTTGATAAAGAGTAACCATACGAAGTCTTGAACGACTATTAGCAAGAGCATGAGTGTTCTCGCCATAACCGTTCATTGTTTGTTTGAAGGCATCAAAGACACCAGTCAGGTCATACTTGAGTGTAGTTACATTACTAAAGCTATCATCGAGCCACTGAAGGTGAACGTCTGAGAGAGTTTCCTGTTCTTCTTTCTGATGGATCGGCATACCAAGAGCATAAACTGGGAGACCAGTTTTTGCTGCAAGAGTTGAAGAAACTGCAGAGTCAATTCCACCAGAGACTCCAATTACAAATGCTTTAACATTATTAGTTATAGCGTAATCCTTTAACCATTCAACAATTCTACCTTCAAGGATAGAGTAATTTTCGATACGATTCATTAGTCTTTCTTAAGAATTTAAAGTAATAATATCACAAAAAAATAAATTAAACAACTCTACCGTAGTTATCTTCCAGTCTAGTGATGTCGTTTTCATCACAAATACCACGTTGAATTTCAATAAAAGTCAAACCTTCAGATCCAGCAGTTGCTCTATGAATAGTTTTAGGTGGTATCTGAAATCTATCACCCACTACACAATTGTTCAATTCTTCCCCCACATTAATAGTACCACCACCTTCAACAATAATCCAATCTTCCCATCTATTATCATGATATTGTAGAGAAAATGATTGATTAGAGTTTACATAGATTCTTTTTACTTTATAGGATGACCCTTCACATAAAGTTTCAAACATACCCCAAGGTCTTTCTTCAGTATACATGACTTCAACTATTTGGTACGTAAATTGGATTTGTATTTACAAAAGGAATATATTTTATATCGTCATTATGAATTCCTTGATACATCAAATATTTTTCTGCTTTGATATCAAGAACATCAATCAGGTATGGGACAGATGTATGGACGGTATGAATTTCTTTTGCGTTCTCAAGTACCTTACAATAATCAAACAGACAATAGTTGATATCGTTCTCTACAATTGGAAGATCAAATTCAGGAAACTGAAGAACATTATTTTTCTTGTTATCAGTATTCGCATAGAGATTTACATACACATATTCAGAATCATCTTTTAATCCTAACACATCATAGTAAAGATGATTCTCTCTTTCTATGTTTCTTGTAAACTTGAATCCTTCAGACCACTTATTCCAGTCAAGAAAAAGTTGAAGATACTTTGCGTGCATACACATACACGTTTCTGACTCAGAAATACCAAAATCGTTTTGCCAGAAATGAATCATATCCATTCCTAGGTAAACAAACTGTGGAGATTGGATAATTCCCATCTGACCATAATATTCCTTTCCAGGAAAATCATCATTTTGAGAACAGAAATCAATGTCAGTAATGTAATCCTTAATCCAAAGAAGTCTTTCCTGCAAAGGCCAAATAACTTTGTATCCCATTGAGAGATACTTTCTAGCAATGTACTGAAGAAAAAATACATCACCAATACCTGCTGGTTGATTGATTAAACAGATTTTCATTCTACACCTTTATAAAGTTTTACAGAATCCTCTCTTAAAGATCTTCCTGTTGCAATTGCATTATCAACAAGTAAGTTGACTGCTTGTACCAAACGAGGACGCTTTACTTTAAAGCAGATATCAATCTTCTTTTTTAATTCAGCAATCTCTTGGTCAGTTTTTGCTTCTTGAATTGCATCTTCTAACATCCACATACGAGTATGAAGAATAGAAAGTTTTTCTACAACTTCTCCAAGATTATCAGTTTCAATATATTTAACATCAGGAAGTTCTCTACGAGAAAGGACTTCATCAATCGTTTCTTTAATACACTCGTCAATCAAATTTCCAAAGTTCATTTTAAATAATTCTCCCAAATAAAGTCTTCTAAGATTTCTAACTTTTTAGCCCGTTCAAGATTATCTTGAATAGCATCCATTTTGCCGTAATAGATTTCTTCTGAAACATCAAACTCATCACTCAACACGATGATACCATCCATGTTAAAATGTTCTCCGATATCTGGAGCACCCAGATAAACAGGAATAGTTCCTGTTGCAAAACAATCTAAAAGTTTTTCTGTGAAGTAAGTTGAATACTGACCATTCTCAATTGCTACAGAGAACATATAGTCACATAGACCATCTTCTTTCAATTCAATTTCATTGAATCCACGGCCATAAAGATCAACCTGATCACCAATTCTTTCAATCCATTCAAGTCTCTTTAGATGACCTTCACACATTCGTTTGTTTGAAGAAATCATAGAAATCATTTTAGATTTCTCATAGATCTTTGGTTCTTTAATCCAGAATCCTTGGGCAGGAACCCATTTAAACTTATCACCAAGAGCAAGAAGTCTTTGATCATGAGTGAAAATAATATCGAATGTATTTTCAACTAGTTCAAGATTTTCAATAATACTTTCAACAAGACCTGGTTTGATAAATTTAGATTCTAAAAGCCAAAGATATTTGGGTCCAGATCTTTTATCATTAACTCCTTCATTGATGGTATTATCAATATAGAACGTTCCATCCCCACCGCTTTGAACCCATTCAATATATTTGGATTCTTTACCATGAACAGAATAGCCTTTGTTACCTCCAGTGAGATGAGTGAAGGTATTTCCAACTAGATTAAATTTCTTTTTCATAATCAATATCCATCCGCAAAATAAAAAAGATCATATACAATATTTGGGTTCATCAGTAAAGCAGCAAGAAACATATTACTACTACTACCAACAATATACTCAGTTTTACTAGATAAAATTACATCTAAAAATGCATTTTGATATTCAAGGTTATATTCCTCATCAGTCATAGATTCTTGTCCACCCTGTTGAGAATTCCTACCTCCTTTCCAATCAATATCTTGAGAAAGTCTTGGTCTATCTGCAACAATACATCTGTCTCCAAAAACTTTTTTAAATTCATCAACAAAAGGTTGAATCATTGTAGTTAAAAGAACTGCATCGTAATCATCAATTTTATTTTTAACAGATTCGATAGCAGGTTCAACTACATTAGAAACTCCTTGATAATGTCCTGTTTGTCTTAGCATAACAGACATTACCTTTTTTCCTTCGATTAATTTTTCTTCGTTTTTTATTTTTTCAGAAAAATCATCTAATGGTTTAAATTTTTTCCATTGATTATTCAACGACAGTCTAGTTCTAGTAAGATTTTCTGGATCAACATACTGTTCTTTTTTGCTACCTCTACCATCATATTTAAGAGTATCTTCTGGATAGTATTTTAATTGCGACTTTATATCTGCAGGATAAGCCTCAAAGTAAGTAAAGTCTTTTGGATATTCTCTACCCAGATATTCATTTGGTTTAAAGAAATCTAAAAGAACGTTTTTCTCTAAAACTTCATGAAAATTATTAACTTGAGAGGATTCTATCCATCTATAATCTGAGTAACTACTACCAGGATAATGAGTTTTATTTCTTGTATGCAAAAAAAGGTTTATATCTCCATCGGATTTTTCAACTGTTTCCATCCAAGCAAGTTGCAAAAGAAATCCACTAAAAACTCCTGCACAATTTCCAGCAATTACATTCATCAAAAACCAATAAACTCTATAGTATGTATCATACAAAAAAAAGGAGGTTGTTGTCAACCCCCTAAGTGTATTATCAGGCTCGCCACTTACCCTTTGACTGGAGGCAAGAAACCAGGCGGGAGAGAGTCCCATCCGCACCAGCAAGAATTTTTCAGAAACTAGAAACTGATTTTTTTCTCTAGTCTTCCAATCAAATCAGCAAGTCTTTCTTCAAGAACTTGTACTCTTGCCTCTAGTTCAGAAGTATCTGGTACTACTACGGCAGGAGTTGTGGAGGAAGTATCTGTAGAAGTTACGGTCTTTTTAGTCGTTGCCATTTTTATAAGTATTAAACTCTTAGAATATTTAGTTTTAAGGGGTCTTGTGGGCACCACCTAGTTTTAAGAAACTAGGAAAAGTTGTATAAGTTTTGGTACTTCAATTGCGGCATAGAAGCCACATAGAAATAAGATATCCCAAAACTTATGCTTCAATGCAAAGGGAATAATGAATGCATTCCCAATACATTTTATTAATAAACCTGATTTTGGATCTCCCCATAAGAGAAAAAAATACCCAGATAAAAGGAGAATGTTTCCTATGTATCTGAAACAATCAGATTTAGTCATAAGGGGTTTGCTCCCGACCAGTGCGCTTTTTAAGTCATCCCGGGACTATTTAAGATGTTTAGAAAGAAGTTTAATTTCTTCTTCCAACTGACGACTAACAGCTTCGGGAGTATATGCTCCAGTTGCTTGTTTGCGTCGTTCCATTTCTTCTTCAATCTTTTGAGTGATAGAAGCATGGCGGCGGATTTCTCCTCCCATTGACATCATTTTTTTAGTTTGTTGCATACAAAACTGAAGTTGCATCAGTTCCATATCATCTAGTTCAAACATAATTAATTCTCTTCATCATCCTTTACATAACAAGGAACACGATCTGGATCTAACCATTTCGCATATTCAATATCTTCCATTGCAGTAGAACATTGTAAAACATTATCAAAAAGATAAATGTCATTCCAGCGTTTAGTGTATTCGTTTTGTTTTTGCATACGGTAATCAGGTTTACCGTTGATTTCAAGAATACCAACTTCAACGAAACGATATCCTTCTCGTTCCAAAAGAACTTTAGGAAGCCTTGTTGTCATGCAACCTCAACGGATTCAAGATCTGCAAGAACGTATTCCATAAGCATTTCATAATCATCCAGAGGATCACCAGAGAATACTACACCTTCGTTTTCGTAGTAGCGGCGAACCTTTTTGTAAAGTTTCGGATTCTTTACATCAAGGTAGAAGTCACCATTTGCTGCTCCACGAAGGGTTTGAACGTCTTTCTTGAATTTTGCTGTGAGAGTCATTGTTTTGATTGTTGACCTTAGTATTATAAAGGTTTGACAGGGGTTCTGTCAAGTGCTCCTTGCGTGGATCGAACACGCCTCAGGCGAATTATGAGTTCGCTGCATTCACCAGATTGCTAAAGGAGCAAGGTAGGACTGCTGAGACTTGAACTCAGTTCACACCGTTATAAGCAGTGGGCCTTAACCCATAGGCGACAGTCCCGTAAAACCAGGTCTATTGTAGAGGACCTGGAACTCTATGTCAACAACCTTCTTCGTGATCAGTATGTATTCGTATCACGTCGTCATCCACTTTAGATTCTACTGCAAACTTTATGGTTTCATTGTATGGAACTATCACTGCGTTTCTTTCTCCATCAGTAATAATAAATGATTCGCCATTTTCAACTCTTTCTATCAGAGTATCAAAATCTTTTTGAAACTCTTCGACTGTAAATTTTTGGAGATATGAAAGTTCTGGATACATTTTCATAAAGTAAAGTTTTATGAGTCGGGGTGAGAGGGATCGAACCTCTGTCTTCTTGCTCCCAAAGCAAGCCGTCTACCGCTGACTTACACCCCGTCAACACCGTTATTTAGTTTGGTGTATAAGCATTATACCCATAATCGGAGCAACCGTCAAGCCTGCTCCACAAAGTCCCAACCATACTGGACTTGCTGCTAAAACTTCTATTAGGTGAAACATTAGTATCCCCTCCAAGTCTTGAACTCGTAGTAAAAGTATTGATCAACTGTATTGTCCAATGGAGCATTCTCTTCTCTATGTGCCCACTCAACACAAAAATCTACAATACGATAGTCATGTAATGAACTGTGTCCCCACATTCTTACAAATGCAGAAGAAGAAAAGTAATACCGCTGTTTAGTGTGCGGTTCCATTTCCCTTATAGTCTTTGGAGTCATAGTATCCCCCTCTTGTGCCGAAGTAAAGTGTTGATAGAACAAACGGAACTGAAACAAATAAAAGTGCTTTTGCTAATAACATCATGCAAATACTCCTGGGATATAATTAATTCTTTGACGAATCTCATCTAAGAGCACACCATATTCTTTGAACCTTCTATCACCTGCGATGAAACATCTCTGTCTCATCCATACTGCATCTGCTAGTAATTTGAGTTCATAATCTGAGAAATCTTTAAAGCGTTCCATATAATCTCCTATTGTGGGTATGCGTGTGTGAGACCCCACCAGATCCAGAATCCCATAATTGATCCGTAAAGAAGTACTGAAAAGAAAAGTGTTTTAAACATCTTTCTCGTCCTCGTAAGTTGATGGTTCTTCAAATAGTTCGTCTAACTTTTGTTGTAAAACTCTCTCTTGAAGTTCTTGCAAATCTTTTTCTGTTAAAACTATCATTTGTCCTTTAAAAGTTCTTCTACTCTTTTACGCATATTAGTGCTGTCTTGTTTCATATAATCACGCAGAGAATATCCACGTTGATTTCTTAGAATACAAGTGCCCTGATAAAACATCGTGGCGGCAAACACCAGTAATAGGACTATGCCGATTATTTCAGAGTAATGTTGAGCCATGGCAGTACTGGTGGAATAACGCCTATCAACCTCAAAAGTCCCTCAGCAAATAAAGCAAGAACCACCCAACCGACGCACATACTAATGATGCTAGCATTACGGTTGTGTTGTCGTATTGCTGCATCGATCATCTCCTGAACTTCTGAACGGGTAACTAATTCTTCTTGTTCGTGCATCATTTCTTGTCTCCAAGAAACTCTGCAAGTGAATCTTTTTTTGTTTTTACAATTTCAACTGCTCTTTTGTAAAACATATTATCAATATTACCAGAAGACTCAAAAGTTGCCTTGATCTTCACCCAGTTTTCATAGGTGTGTTGATCCATAAGAAGGATTTGATTGGATATTATTAGTTATATTACCAAATGTTGCAACTTTGTTTATTATGTGTTGATATCAAGAAAGTGATTAAACAAATATAAAGAAAGCGGAGAGAACAGGAATCGAACCTGCGAAGCTTTTAAACCCAGCCGCTTTCAAAGCGGTGTCCTCGACCAACCGGACTCTCTCCAAGAATATCAACGAATCTCAAAATCTAAACGACGAACTTTACGTTGGCGTCTTGCTTCCTGAAAAGCAAGATCTTGTGAAGTCAGAACATTTGATTTTTGTTCTTTCTGAATAGAGTTTAACATAACAATACGCGATAAGTCAACTGCTGAAATTTTATCACCACGAATTGTCGCCATATTAGGACAACCACAAGTAATGGTTTTTGTTGGGTGTCCTGTTAATTCTTTATTGCAATCTTTGCATCTTATTGAAATCATTGTTCTTCATCCTATTCATTGTAGGTGCGATCTTAACTGCCAAACAAATTTACCGTGAGATTCCATTAAGTCTTGAACTAGATTAGCAGTTGCATATTGCTTTTGCTCTTCTGCTTCTTCTGAAATCCCTTGCATTAATTCACAAAACTTGGTGTTATTATCAAGAAGTTCTTGAAGCATTTCTTTTGCTCCCGTTGAACTTGCAGCCTCTTTAATTTGAGTCACCTCAAGCATTCTAGAAAGAGAACTCAGAGGTTTTACATTCAAATAACGCATATGTTCAGAGAGACGGTCAATCTCTTCAAACATAATTTCATACTGTCCACCAAAAAGTTGATGGAGTTGAGTGAAATCTTCACCAACAACATTCCAATGAAATGCCCAAGTTTTATGGAACAAAACAAAAAGTGATGACTGAGCATCACTCAAGAGTTTATAAAGTTTTTCCATTATACTCTTTTTATTTTTATTTATCAAGTGGGCGATGACGGATTCGAACCGCCGACCAATTGCGTGTAAAGCAACTGCGCTACCGCTGCGCTAATCGCCCATGGCTCCCCCGACAAGATTCGAACTTGTGACCCATTGATTAA